TCTGCCCGTAATATTGCGTGGTGGCGGTAATCAGGGCAGGCGATGACGACCGACACCACGCAATATTACGGGCAGACAGACCCAAGCACCGGGCAAGGTGATTGGAACCGTCAGCGTTTCTTGATTCAGCAGCAGATGCTGAACCTCAACACGTCCATGCCTGTGCAGGTCATTTCCGTGCAAGCAACAGGCGTGGCGCCGGTAGGATTCGTAAATATTCAGGTCATGGCCAGCCAAGTGACCGGAGACGACCGCACTGTTGACCATGGCGTTATCCCAAACGTGCCTTACTTCCGGCTGCAGGGAGGCACTGATGCCGTAATAATCGATCCCAAGGCGGGCGACATTGGTATTGCCTGCTTCTGCAGTCGGGATATAAGCGCCGTCAAGAATGCGCGAAAGCTGGCACCACCCGGAAGTCGCAGGGCATACGATTTCAGCGATGCCATGTATATGGGCGGCTTCCTGAACGGCACGCCTACTCAGTACATTCATTTCACGCCGGAAGGCATTATCTGCGTCAGCCCTACGGCTTTTAAAGTCGAGGCGCCGCTAGCCCGCGTTGACGCCGACATAGCGCAAGTAAACGCCGGCACCGTCCAGCTGGGCGACCTTGAAGCCGCCGTGTATCGCTTGGTCGACGAACGCATGATTGCCCTGTTTAACGAGCACACGCACGGACTTGGGCCGCCGCCCGATCAAGAAATGGGCCTAGGCCAAATAACCACGCATACGGTGGCGAACTGATGAGTACCCTATACCTTGACCCGGATACCTGGGATTTGACCCTAGACGCGACTCGCAGCATTGCCCTGGCCACTGCGCCCTATGAGCAAGCTCAGTCAGTGGCGAACGCTTGCCGGCTGTGGCGTGGTGAAGCGCCGTTTAACACTGATCGCGGCATTCCGTATGAAACACAGGTGCTTGGCCAGCTTCCACCACAACGTCAATTGGCCGGATGGTTTGAAGACGAAGCGTTGACCGTGCCAAAAGTTCAAAGCGCTACAGCAGTGCTACAATTTGCCAATCGCGCCCTTACCGGGCAAATCCAATGCACGCTTGATGACGGTACGGTGGTGCCCCTGAATGTCTAGTAACGTACCTGCCCTGCAGATCACTCCGACTGGTGTTGTTGCGCCTGATGCCGTGACGATCCGCGACGGTGTTTTGGCTGATGAAAACATAGCGTTTGGCGGAGACCTTGATATCGTCACGCCGTCTACGCCGCAAGCGTTCCTGGCCGATCAGCTCACCACGAACATTCGCGACTCCAATGCGGCAATCGCCTATTACGTCAGCCAGGTTGACCCGGCCACGGCTGAGGGTCGGATGCAGGACGCGATTGCCCGCATTTACTTCTTGGACCGCAACGGCGCAACGGCCAGCGTTGTGCAAGCGCTGTGCACCGGCCAGCCTGGCGCAACCTTGAATGCCGGCGCATTGGCTCAGGACGACGCCGGCAACTTGTGGGCTTCCTCTGGCGCTGTGACCTTTGGCGGCGGCGGCACTGCTGCCGTGCAATTCGTTTGCCAAACGCTCGGCCCGATTGAGCTGGGCATTGGCGAACTTACCAAGATTGCTCAGACGTCGCCCGGCTGGGATGCTATCACCAACTTGGGCGCGGCCACTGTCGGCACCAACACCGAAACGCGCGCAAACTTTGAAAACCGCCGTCAAGAAAGCGTTGCCATCAATGCGCGCGGTACGCCTCCCGCAATTCGGGCCGCAGTATTTGCCGTGCCTGGCGTGTTGGATGTGTTTGTTTACGACAACTTCACCAACGCAGTTTTGCCGTATGGTTCGACCAACTACCCGCTGGCGCCGCACAGCGTTTACGTTGGCGTAATTGGCGGCGACGACCAGGCCGTCGCTGACGCTATCTGGAGCCGCAAAGATCTTGGCTGCGACATGAACGGCAACACATCCGTAGTGGTGGACGACACCGATGGTTACAGCTACCCCTACCCGTCCTACACCATGAAATTTGAGCGCCCCGCATCGTTGCCGATCAAGTTCGCCGTGCAATTAGCCAACAACGCATCGCTGCCTTCAAACATCATTGATTTGACCAAGGCCGCAATCATGGCCACGTTTACCGGAGCCAACGGCGCTCAGCGGGCGCGCATGGGCGGTATCATTTTTGCGTCCAACTATTACGCAGCCGTTGCCAATATCGGCGCCACTGTATCCATCATCCAAATCAAAATTGGCACCGTTACCGCCACGCTTGACCAAGTGTCTATTGGCATCGATCAAGCGCCCACCGTGGACATGGACGACATTACGGTGACGCTGGTATGAGGCAGTATTCGGCGTCACCTGTGATTCAAAAGCTGGTGACAGACCGCGCCAGCTATTTCCCCAATGACTGGCAAGACCAGTTTTATAACGTGGTGTGGAACGTCGACACCGCGCAAGGCTTTGGCCTTGACGTGTGGGGCCGCATAGTCGTTATCGGGCGAAACATCCAAGTGCCTGTTAACGATTATTTCGGATTTAGCGGAACCCCGCAGACCTGGGGGGCTTTCGGCGAAGAAAGTTTTTTTACCGGCCCTGCTGCCACATCGACATACACCCTCGCAGATCCGGCTTATCGCGTGCTGATCTTGGCCAAAGCGCTGTCGAATATCGCGCGCGTCGACGCCAAATCGCTTAACAAAGTGCTGCAGCAGTTGTTCCCCGATCGCGGCCGCGCGTGGGCGAACGATCTTGGCAGCATGACCATGAGCGTTACTTTTGAGTTTGCGCTTGAGCCATGGGAGTTTGCCGTACTTACAAACGGCGGCGTATTTCCGCGCCCGGCCGGAGTTGGTGTTAAACTCGCACAAATACCCGTTGACACATTCGGCTTTGCCGAGGCTGGAGACGCAGAGCCTTTCAATCAAGGCACATTCCTAAACCTGGGAGCCGTATCAGATGCCAATTAGCGCGCCAGACAAGATCATTACACCGTGGGCCACTTCCGGGCTTAAAGCAACTATTCCCGAAACGGCAGACCCGGTACTGGGACGCGCTGGTTTCGATCAGGGTTTCCCGGCTATCAACATGACGCCGAAAACGGCTGGTGGCATTCCACCGTTCGGCCAGGACTTCAACGGCATTTTATTTGATGTAACCCAAGCGCTGCAGTTTATGCAGGCTGGCGGAACTTTCCCGTATGACAGCACTTGGGCTACCGCAGTCGGCGGCTACCCTGTTGGCGCGCTGGTAAGCCGAACTGACAATCAAGGGCTGTGGCGCAACACAGTTGCAAACAATTTGACCGACCCCGAGTCTGGCGGCGCTGGCTGGCAGCCAGAAGGCAGCGGCTCTACCGCAGTAACCATGACTAGCAGCAATGTAACCCTGACTCCGCTGCAAGCTGCCAGAGAGATTCTTGTAATCACAGGAGCCTTGACAGCAAATCTGCAATTGATTGTTCCGGCTTATGTCAAACAATGGCTGGTTATTAATGCCACGTCTGGCGCATTCACAATTACTTGCAAAACCGCATCGGGTAGCGGTGTTTTCGCCAATCAAGGTGGAAGCACTCAAATATACGGCGACGGCACAAATATTGGGTTTTCTTCTGCTCAATCAGAGTCTGGCATCGTTGGCGAGGTCAAGCCTATCGCTGCCCTTACGGCGCCGTCAAAATACTTGAAGTGCAACGGTGCGGCGTATTCGCGAGCGCTTTACCCTGAACTATTTCAAGTTTTGGTTACTGACGCCGGATTCACTTCGCAGACTTTCACCGTAAACATCGCCTCGCCTGCCGTGTTTACTAAATCAGCGCACGGCTTTACTGGCGGGGAGCGACTTCGTCTTAGCACTACCGGCGCACTTCCAACCGGGCTAAACACGACTACCGATTATTTTGTGGACCCGCTAGACGCCAACACTTTCCGCCTGATGACTGCCGTTGTTGGTGGCATCCGTATCACCACTACCGGTGGGCAATCTGGAACCCACAGCTACCTGCAAAGCTGGTTTGGTCTGGGCAACGGCAGTACAACCTTTAACGTACCTGACGAGCGCGCAAACGTATTGCGAGGCCTTGACGAAGGTCGCGGGCAAGATACTGGTCGCTCCATGGGCACGCAACAGCGAGGCACGATTGCAGCGGCAGACTTGCCGGCGGGCAATTCAGGCATTACCAGCAACTCGCCGATCGCGCACAGCCAGATAATCGCCAACCAGTACGGGCAAGACCTCGGCACAGACGCAGATTGGTCTGCATTCGGGAATCAGGTTGTTTTGTCTAGTGGCCTTACGCCAATGGTTCCAGCCTCAAGCGATTATTTGCTTGGCCGAAACCGTATGCAAAACGGCGCATACCCTTTCTATATTCGATACGAGGCATAATCTATGCAAGTATTTCAAACAGATGCCCTTGGCTACCTTGTCGGCATGGCCACGGCAGAAGAAAGCCCGCGTGACCCAGGTGTGTTCGCTATTCCGGCTGGCTGCGTAAAGCAAGCGCCGCCGAAGACCAAAGAAGGCGAGCGCCCCCGCATGGTGGATGGTAAGTGGACGGTCGAAAAGATCGTCACGCCTGAGCCGGTAAAGCCTACGCGCGAGCAGATCAGTACGGCGCGCCGAATCGCTTACGCAAACCCGGTTTCGGGTAGTGACCGCTTTTTAACAGAAGCGGCAGCTGAGCGCTTGGACGGCAACGAATCCGCAGCAAAGGAATCAGAAGTAAAATGCGTAGCCCGCCGCGCAGAGATTGCAGCGTCTCTGCCATGGCCCGAGGAAGAATGAATGCAAATCGAAGTTAGCGGTGCCACGAAGTTTGGCAGCCTTACGCTAGGCGGTGGGCTGGCGGCGGCCTTCGACAACAACGGCGGGACGATTGCTTACGCCGATTCGACTACGGGCTTTGTAGGCGTTTCGCTTCCAGAACCTAAGCGTATAGACCGGATTGAAGCTGTAAGCGCGACGAATGGTTTTGACGCCAGCGGCCTGACCACAAGCATTACCTTGCAGCTTTACGGCAAGAAAGGGGCTGCGCCAGTGTCCGCCACCGATGGTGTGGTAATCGGCGTGGCATCTTTTACTGATCAGAACGTGCAGCGCGCCGTAACCCTGCAAAGCAACGACAAGATAACGCTATTCGATCATGTATGGCTGCGACTATCTACCGGCGTGTGGTCGGTAGTTGCTGACCTTCGCCTGTTTGAAGCGCCTGAACCTGAGCCGATTCCTGAGCCTGAACCGCTTGCACCGGGATCTCATGCATTCCGCCGGCCGTGTAACGACTTGGTTCCGCTGGTAAGCGCAGGGTCTGAGGTCTACCAATTCCGCACAGCCTTTTGCCTGGCAGAGCCACGCAAGGTTCTTCTCGACTTTCACGCCGCTGTAATCCACACCGGGGTAGGCGCAGACGCTAACGTACCTGTTGGATACTCGTTCTGGATTTGCCGCCGCAGCGCGCCAACGCTTGCCGGCTTACAGGCCGCTGCGTTCGTGAACCTGCCAAACATGGTCAACGGCGACAACGTAGCCAACCGCAACCCGCAGCACTACGGAACACTTGGCATTGTTGACACAGAAACGCTAGAGCCTGGGTTCCACGAGTACAGCATCATTGCCAACGGCCACACGGACGGCAGCAGCACGCAGGGTATATTAAAAATTTCCGTCGAGTATGGCATGGGGCTTAATTGCTTGCGTGTTGTGGTTTTACCATAAGGGCGAGACATGGCAGACGATATTAACAGCGAACCACTTCGAATAGGCGCATTGGAAATGGAAGTCCATACGGTTAAGCACCGGCTTGCCTCATTGGAAGAAGTGCACCGTGATACGCCGAACCGCCTGACAAAGGTGGAAATTGCCGTTGATCGCCTGCCACAAATCGAATCAAAGCTTGCCGAACAAGGCGACATGATCAAGCGCGGGTTTGTCCTGACGCACGGCATTCTTTTGGGTGCCGGCGCGGTTTGGGCGATATTCCAAGCCGGCCCGCAGTTTCTCAAGTTTCTAGGGGGTAACTGATGCCAGCATGGGCCGCATGGATTGTTGGGCTTGCTCTGGCGCTGTTGCTGGGCATGGTAATCGGTCAGGGGCTGGCCACTGAATCAACGCGGGCGAATGTAGCGAACGAATGCCGAAAGAGTGGCGCGTTTACTGTGAAGCAAACAGGTTTTTCCTGTACCGCAATCAAGAGGCCAAGCAAGTGAATAAATTCAAACTAAGCCGCCGCAGCCTTGAAAAGCTGCAAAAGGTCCACCCCGACTTGGTCAAGGTTGTGCTGCTGGCCATCCAATTGACCGAAGTAGACTTCGGCATCAGCGAGGGCGTGCGCACGATTGAGAAACAGCGCGAGTATTTCGCCAAAGGCGCAAGCAAGACGATGAATAGCCGGCACCTTACCGGGCACGCCGTTGACTTGGCGGCTTATGTCGGCTCTGAGGTGCGCTGGGATTGGCCGCTCTACCACAAGATTGCGGACGCCATGAAGCGCGCGGCTAACTCGCTGAACGTGCCGATTGTCGCAGGCGCGGACTGGGTTAAATTCCCTGATGGGCCTCATTTTGAGCTTGATCGGAAGGTGTACCCATGAGCCTGCTTGCCGCCGCAACTGCCATCCTACCAACCGTTAGCCGGCTGCTTGATAAGCTAATCCCTGATCCAGAGGCCCGCGCCAAGGCCCAACTTGACCTGCTCCGCTTGGAGCAGGAAGGCGCATTTAAGGAAATGGACGCGCAACTGCAGCTAAACATTGCCCAAGCCGAAATCAACAAGATTGAGGCAGCAAGCCAAAACGGCTTTCAAGCTGGCTGGCGACCGCTTGCCGGGTATGCGTGCGTGGCCGGCCTGGCCTATGAATTTCTGCTGCGCCCACTGTTGCCGTGGTGCCTTACGGTTTATGGCGTTAACGCCCCGCCGCTGCCGTCCCTTGACGGCGTTTTGTTTGAGCTGATGTTTGGCATGCTCGGCCTTGGAACGTTGCGCACGGCTGACCGCTGGAAGCGCATGAGCGCTATCGGCAAGTAACCACCGAAACACCTTGAAAGCGTAATGATTTCAGGCGGAAAATAACAAGACGACAGGGGCGCATACCTTCTATAGGAGACATTCCCCAGTGTCTGCGCAAATATCGCTAAACCTTGGCGACGATCCGCAATTTCTTGCGCTACCTGGCGGCATGTATGGCGCGCAACAGCTAGTGCTTAGTTTTTCACAGGTGCCAACGTCAGGCACTTTCAGCATCCAAGTTTTGCCGGTCGGCTCAAGCGAATGGGGGCCACTCTCTAAAGCCACGAATTTGCCAGCAAGCGGCGCGCCGTACTTTATTCGGTCTGCCGGCTGGATAGGCCAAGTGCGTATCAAATTTGACGGCGTTGTCGGCGGTGCTGGCGGCGTTCTGTGGGCCGAGCAAATAGAATTACCGGCCAATGCTGAGTTCATAGTCGCCATAACAAACACAGGAAGCGGCGCGGCAAGGGCGCAATACTTCCTTGATTACTACCAGGGCGGCACTGACCTGCCGATTTAAGATGCGCGACAAATGATCGTAATCTAGAATTAGATGCTGTCGTAAAGGTCAATTATTTGTCAATGGAGAGTTGGTCATGGTTGGTATTGTTCCAGGCGGGGCGCGTATTGGTGGCGGTGGGGGTGGTGGCGTCGGCCCCTCGATTGGCGATGTTAAGCACAGCTTCCTCACTACCGACCACGAAGGTTGGGTGGTGCTGGACGGTAGGTCAACTGGGCTGTTATCAGCCACGCAACGCGCTAATCTTGTAGGGTCTGGGATTAACTGGGCAACGAACTTGCCGGACACCCGCAACCGAGTGACTACGGCTGCTGGCGGTACGTTCGGTGTCGGTAGCTCTGGTGGTAGCCATACAATCGAGCGTAGCAACCTGCCTAACGTGACGTTGAGCGGTACTACTGATGGCGGTGGTCAGCACGACCACATCATTCCACCATTGGCCTTCAACACCGACACCAACAGTGTCCCTGCAACATCATCATCTAATCCGTATGCTTTAGCCACACCCAAAAGTTGGAATTTAGACTCTGAAGTAGGTGGTGATCTTTTAGGTTCTATTCGAAAGTACGTGGCGTTTGCCTCGCCGGATGCTACTTACGTGCTCGCGAACACCAATCACGACCACTCTGTTTCCGGCAATACCACCCAAAGTATAACGCCTACGCTTGATGACCACACGCACCCGTACACAACTGAGAGCATCAACGGCAACATAACGCAGACGCAGCACTTGCAACCATACATTGCGCTGACTCAGTTTGTGTTCGTAGGCCTATAACGCACAGCCCGCCTAACCAGCGGGCAAACCAACAGAACCACTACTACGGAGAGGCACATGACCGCCACCCTTCCAGACATCACGCTGACCAGCAAATGGCAAGACGTGCACGACATATCCGGGGCCGCTTCCGGCTCTGAAATTGGACTCCAAAACAAATCGCCACTCGAAACGGCGATTATTCAGGTTGCCCCGGCAAAGCCTCTGAGAAGCAGCACGCAGGGGTTCCTGGTTCCGCCTTTCCCCAACCCAAATTCATTTGTGCAAATCGAGGCCGACCCAGCCAATAAAACATGGGTCAGGCTGCTTAACGGCAACGGCCTTGCATCAGTTGTTTTGTGATGCCGCAGAAAAGGAAAAGCCCGCATTGCGCGGGCTAACCTGCGCACAAGTCACGCACCTTCGTAACCGTCCGCAGATCCGATCCTACCCCATGCTTGATTTGCAGCATGGGGCAGATGTGCTGCAACGGCTCAGGCTGACGGTATGCTTCTGCCACTATGGGCGCGCCGGTTGCCCAGCACAGCCAGATTAGGCAGTAGAA